TGCACGTCTGCAGACTATAAAAACAACATCCTATCTCGTACAAGGTTATAGTTGCCCTTTAGGTAGAAAGCCAAAATCAAAAAAACAAGACCCTAACGGTCAATGCGATGATACTAACTTACTACAACTTATTAATTATGCCTAATCCGTAGAAAAGGCTTACTATCCCTATAAAACGGTATTGAAACCATATTATGGGATAAGTTTCTGGTTCGGAACCAGCACTGGGGTTAAATCCGCAGTGTTCATGCCTAAATATGCGAGTTCAGCGTCCTCAAGCATGGACACATAAACATTACAATCAATTTCAGGTGTTACACTAGGCATAGTTTGTAACCCTGTCAACAATCTAATCGAAATCTCACCCATACTGTATCTAGCAGCGGATGTAACTTCAAAAGGATTGAGAGGTTCGGCTGGACCACCTGGAACCTCAAGCCATTGAGTCGGAACACGCCAAGGAACGATGACCTCAAACGTGTTCTGACCAGACCCAATTTCCAACACTTCAGCATTCTGTGCTAGAATGTTTTCCATGCTTACAGTACTCGAAGCACCTCCATAATGTGTTGCCACGACCAATCTCGCCGTATGCACCGAAGTCGCTACAACCTCAATGACGAACTTAAAACCACCTCTCCAAAACTTAAAAGGGGCAGCAATATAGCCCATCAAAGTCTCATCAACAACCGAATCCAAAGGCGCATTAAACAACTTCATTGTTGGAGTCAATGGTATAACCATGTACACATCTCCTTCAATATCAGAATCCTTTACACTAAAAGTGTTCAAAAATGACAATTTCGTAAGCAAATATTTCAAAGAACACTCAGGAACCGACGAAGCAACATCTTTGCCATCAACCAATGATTGCTGGCCCGGATGCAATTCCATCACGTTCAAATAATGTACATTCGTCGAATGATTCAGCATAGGTGCAGCCCGATTAAAAACCGGTGTGTAATTAATACCTACATTAGGAGCGTCCAAAGCATACTCGGCTACCGCTCCAACTCTAGAAACAGCGTCAGTGACATCATTAACTACACCAGACACATTCTTGGACATAGACATAGCTGCTCCATGTTTTATAAACGAATTGAGTGCAACATTACCGGCAATAGGTGGTGGACGAAGCATCTGAAAATTGCTATTCCTAAATCTTGAATAAACATTCACAGTACAATAATCAACTCCTCCAGTAGCCACCCTAAGCTTATTGAATACAACTATAGAAACGGTACCCATTAAAGAAAAAGGATCTCCAGCTTCTCCATCCGTATTCAAATAATTTTTGTAATGGGCGTACGGAATCAACATAGTAACCTCAGTTGTGTTACCAGCCATTACCGTCACATTCGGAGCAACGCTCATTGAAACCAAAGAAGGCAATTGAAGATACGATGCTCTCGCAGGATCACAAAATGGAGCAAAAACAACGATCAACTTGCCACAAACAAAAGCTGTGGATTGGACCTGCACTTTAATCTCAACATCGCCACTCCAATAACAAAATTTGTTAAATGCTGTAGCTGTAGTTGAACCGATGCACTGGTAAGGCGCACTCCTAGAATCAAGAACTGTTCCTTGAGGCTGAGTTTCGCGCCATTGAAAACTCCTGATAAGTTGAAAACGATCAACAAAACTATCAAAAGTATACTTCTCCTCACCCATATCCTTTCTAGCAATCTTAGGCTTCCTATCCGTCGGAACAACCTTAGAATCAATAACATTCGTAAATCCAATACCATGTTCTCCCGAATCCATGTGTTTTACAAAAGTGTAATCACTCTTTTCGTCTTTCTCAAAAGGAAGTATCAACGTGTCATAAAAAGCCCTCTTATAACTAGGAGTACCATCCCAAACAAAAACGGCGCCACCAAGATAACTACTAGCAACATCGGTTGTCGGAATAATAAAAGAAGAAGCAGGAAAATGCTCAAAACTAGATTGTGCTGTCGGTATAACAATCTCCGAAGCAGCAATTCCAGTACCATTCAAAAGAGTTCTAACCAAACCATTCGAATATCCAAAGTAAGACAAATACCAACCAGCAGCCATTTCAACACTACCATCTTGATAACCCGTGCCTCTAACAATCGGAATGTCATCGTCCAAATTATATATAGAAGCGCCTGAGTCTACACCTCCAGGCTGAACTTCAATATCAATACTCCTTGCTACACAGTCCTTAAGATCACACTCAACCCGCCTTACAGCTCCCGGATCATACCTCCTATTAGTGGGGGCAGTAGCGACAACTCCAAGTACAACCAGTTCGGCGTCTGAAAAAATTTCAGTACGGTACATTATAGCTTCAACAGCAGGACCAGAACTCTCAACTACACCCTGATCCTTGTAATTTATTATAACTGAAGCTTGAGTAAAAGGAAACGTAGGTCCAGTTACGACATTAACAAGATTCAAATACTCAGGTAAAGTATCTTGATAATTCCTATTATGGGCATAATAAATGTCACCAACCTGAATAGACGGCACCATGAATAAAAAATGCGTCGAATAATTATCACCAGCTGCTGCAAAAATTGTCAAATTCGCCCTATCGGCACCAGTAGGCGTATCTATCACAAAAGACGCCGTTGTGGTCTGCCTATACTTTTCTTCGCCAACAAGCTTGGGTAAAATATTAAACTTGTAAGGAATAGTCGAAGGAATCTGCAACATAGCCCATTGTTCATTTGCACTAGTATAATCAAAAGGACTCATACTACTAAGTTTCAAACCAACTTGTTTGGGTAATGTCGTAGCATTCGCCAATCTTTCTGTAGCATCAGTCCTAATCAAAACTTCTGAAGCGCATTTAACGCCAAGTCTAATATCTCCACTCCAAGCAGCAAAAGGTGCAGCGAACCACGCCAAAGGGCCAGCCATCGGTCTATAATCAGATCCAATAGCTCGTCTAGTCACAAATGCAGCTGCAACGCTTTCAACAAAAGAAGAAACAGGAGTCTTGACCTCCGGACAATCATACATAGGAGAAAACCTCTTCGCAGGCTCCAAAATGGTGTTTTCAGTGCCTTTATAAGTCACCTGAACATCCGCGCTACCGCCAGGTCCAGCTTCAACAGAAACTTGCGTTTCCTTGAACTCGGCATCAACTTGCTCCGGTGCCTTAAGCATATGTGGAACAAACGAATAATCGTCACCAAAATAATCCTCCGAAAGTAATTCTCTCTGCAAGAACCGTTCTTTGCAAAACTCGAAATCATGCAAAACGGGCACATTGCAATTAGGAGTACTCACAAACGCTTTCAAATACTTGGTCCTATATCGCTCAAATCTCTCTTTACCAGATGTCCAAACAAGATCCAAAGCCGTATTCGCGTTATCAGCAATAGCGATATACTCGTCACCACTAGCTGCTTTCTTCGAAATGTACTGGACACACTTCTCAAGCGGCCCATCATCAATACAAGCCAAATAAGTAATGCCCTGATACTCATCACTCATTCTTGTATTACACGCTAAGAAATTAAGCTGAATAACATCTCTGTCCTCGGGAAACACTTCTGCCTTCTTGGCATCCGTATACCTATAACCGTAATTCTCCATAAGATACTTAGAGACATTACGGCCTGTAAACCAATAAAGCAAAGTCGAACGTGAAACAAAATTATCGTCTCCGCTAAGAGACATCCTTACTAAAGACAAAAAATAATAAGAATTGGCTTTCATAGGATCGTGCTTCAAAGCCAAACCAAAATAAGCAACTCCCAATAATATTCCACTCGTAAATGAACAAATAAAAGCAGTCAACCAATTACCACTAGGATTACCAAACTTGGCTCTAAACAAATCAGGACCAATAACCATATAATAATGGCACAAACTAGTCAAATAACTCGCTCTTTGACGCTTCTCTTCGTCAGTCGGCTCTTCACCATAATGAGCATATATACGATTAGTAAAACGATAAAGCTCATCATATATCTCTCCTTTAATAATGTTCTCTTGTCCACCAATGTCTCCATCAAAACCCATATCTCCAACTTCAAGATGCCATTTAACAAATTCATCCCAATCACTCGAAAAAACATTCATCCCGCATTTAAAGGGAATTCGATCAAAATAGGCTTTAAAAAGGCTAACCATCCCACCGAAATAGCGTTTACCACACAAATTCGATTCGATAGGAGCACATTTAATGCCTCTGGTTTTCTTCACAACGCCTAAATCATCACACTTCAACGTCTCATCTTTAATGCAAAACTGATTAATCGAAGGCTCAACAACTCCATCGCTAAACGACTTATGCAAATGATCAATTCTGTCAGCACAAGCTGAATCAGAAATAAACCAATCACCATCAGCATTTTGATCCATAATACCATGCTTGCCAGTTACACCATGTTTCCTTGTAAGCGTCGAAGGTATCCCTGGTGACCCAGCGGTAGGATATCTATCCACAAAATTACCATCACCATTCAATGCTTCATCCAATGATAAAGTACGTATAAAAGTACCCTCTTCAACGGGTATTTGAGTCACAATGCTCTCAAACAATGCATCTCCGGCCATCATAACCAATTTCTTAGGCATAACCTTCAAAGAAGCATCGGCACGGTTAGCAATATCAGCCAACACCTGTTTAGCAGTCTTGGCAGTTCGCACATCATCAGCATCGCCCATTATACTCGGCTCATATATAATCTTCTTCGGTATTTGATCATATATTAAAGATCTTCTATATTTCGTTTTAGACGAGATTCCTTTCGGAGCCCATTCAAGCTTTCCACAATACGCATAAGAATCATTTAAATCAACTGCAGGTTTAGAAGGCAC